CACTTGGTGGAGGTGTCGGGATTCGCACCCGAGTCCAGTTTGTGTCCACGTTGCTTCATCATCAACATACTATTTATACAACAGATGTCGATCCTTGTCAAGTGTTTTTTCTAGGATCGACATAAATACTTTTATGAAGCATAAACATCATATTATTCCAAGACATATGGGCGGCACAGACGATCCTAGTAATCTAGTAGAGTTAACTCCAGAAGAACATGCAGAAGCACATCGCAAGTTATACGAAGAACACGGACAATGGCAAGACTATGTTGCGTGGCAGGGACTTGCTAAACTTGCTACTAAAGAAGAACACGTCAAGATGTTATTATCTGAAGCAGGCAAGAAGGGCGGACGTATAGCTAGTCGAACACGCAAGCCGCATAGCGAATGGAACTTTGCTAACGGTAAGCCTGACAGAACAGGTGCTAATAATCCTAGTGCCAAAGAGTTTATTGTTGTACATCCAGACGGAACGCAAGAGAAAGTAAAAGCCCTAAAGACTTGGTGTGAGTCTAAAGGGCTTAACTATAATAGTTTTCACAATCAATGTGTAGGACGCAAGAAGAGTCATAAAGGGTACTCTGTCTTATTTTGACAGCCCCATCAAAAACACACTACGGAATCGAACCGTTTTTTGTGTTGTAACACCTATCGCCCACGACCTAGTAGCTACTATAGGCTAGTGTGCTTATGGTGGAGCTGCCGGGATTCGCACCCGGGTCTTGTCCGTCGTTGAGTTTGCTTCAACGTTGTAGTATATTTATAACACGCTTAGGCTAGAATGTCAAGTTCTAAATCTTCTTTCTTGGTAAGTTTTTCTTTAGGTGGAACAATCTTACGTAGCCAACTGTCAGCAATATAAGCACGAGGACTTGGACCAAATGCAATACTTAGATCTTCTGCTTCAATCCACCAGTAGTGATCGTGAACAAGAGCTTGACAAGGCATGCCGCGAAAATCAAACTGTTCACCTTCTTTAAACTTGCCAATGTATTCTGCTACATTAACAATGCGTCCTACGTTTTCAGGACGAACACTAAACACAATAACGGCTTTGTCACCTTCGCTTACATTCATAATCCTATCAGTCCCCAGCCGTGATTTGCAATTGCATTCAATATAATAGCAAGACAGGTAGCAATGTGTAGTAGTATCCACAGTGTGCGGATCATTGCTACCCGGTCTGCTTTGCGGTCGTCGTCATAGGCCTTTTGACCTATAGCTTTACACCACAATTCCCAAGCACTAGTTTTGTCTTGTTTTGTGTCTTTATTATTCATGTATCCTCTAATACTTAGAACGACATAGATTGAGTTAGCAATTGCTAAAGCCCAAAGGTCTGTAAATAAAAAGATAAGCCCGCCTAAAAAGCGGGCTAAGGCTGTGTAGATAAAACCCGTGGATCTCCACCCTGCTTCTCTGCTGCCTAACATGAATATTGCCGCAACAGATATAACAAGTACGAACCATTGTCCGTAGGTTACAAATAAATCCATTTACATTTCGTTTTTCTTATCCTGGATTTCCTTGCGGCGGTCTTTGGTAAGTTTGCCTAGATCTCCGAGTGCTTTGCGGGCTCTTGCAGCCGCTGCCTTAACACCTTTGTCTTCGAAAGTTTCTGCTTCTTTCAAATAGTTGTTAAATGCCTGTACGATTTCATCGTGTAAGTTCATGCCTTTTTCTCCTTGTTAAACTGTTAAGCCTGTTGTGGTTTGAACATATTGCGAAGCCGCTTCTTTTTCTGTCTTGGCAATACATACAACCGACTGTGTATTAATTATAAATTTTGAATCAGCACCAACAGTAAACATGAACGGTGCTAGTCCTACGCCCTGTTGCGTTGCCGTCAACATCAAAGGTTTATGAAGTTCATAGCCCTTTTCAGTTTCTTTATCTAGCCTAGCAACTACTTCTTCGCCTGAAGTCAGTTTAAGTGAAACTGTGTCGCCTGTTTTGTATGGGGTTTCAATTAACATTATAGTGTTTCTCCTGTGCCATTGTAGCCTGTTTCTTCAATATAGTTTTGTAATTCTTGATATCCGCCTATCTTCGTACCGTTTATAATAATCTGAGGAACAGTACGAGCTTCTGGAAATTGTTCTAGAAGTTCTTCTCGTGTGAAATCTGTGCCCATGCTCTTGTACACATGGTCTAATTTCAAGGTTTCACACAGGTGTTTAGCCTTCTCACAAAATGGGCAAGAAGGCTTTCCATAGATTTCAATCATAGACTAAATCCTTTTAGACTGTCTTTGTTTACGTCCTGCTTGATGCCGCCGATGATATAACTTTCAACTTCTGTCTCTTGAGGAGCAACCTGCAAGCCTGAGCTTGACAACCAGTGCTGTGTCCAAGGTAGAGGATTGGTGTTAATTGGGGCATCAAAGATTGCATCCATACCCAGTGCTTTCAATCTGCGATTTGCAATATGCTCTACGTATTGATGTAGCAGTTTTTCGTTTAGACCAATGATAGATCCATCTTTGAATAGATATTCTGCCCAGGCTTTTTCTTCCGCAACGGCTGTGCGCCACAGGTCATAAACTTCTTCGCGACATTCTTTGGCAATTTCAACCATCTCTGGATCGTCCTTGCCTTGTGCCCAAAGTTTAAGAATATGTGTGCTTAGTGCTAAATGCTGTGCTTCATCACGAGCAATCAATGAAATAATCTTTGCAGAACCTTCCATTAGTTTTAGCTCGCCAAATGCAAACGTACAAGCAAACGAAACATAGAAGCGTAGTCCTTCTAGAATGTTTACTGTTTGCATTGCAAGATATAGTTTCTTCTTTACATCGCGCATACTGCCTTTGCCTTTGTGCATAAATGCGTCTACTGCATCGTTAAAGGCATCGTAATGTTTTGTTACACTTACTGCTCGCTCTAGAATTTTTTCGTCATCTAGAATTGTATCAAATACTTCTGTAGGATCTGCATACACATTTTTCATGATGTGCGTGTAACTACGACTGTGAATAGTTTCAAAGAAGTCCCAAGTAACGATACAACCTTCTAGCTCAGGCAAACTTACGTGAGGTAGGAAAGCCAAGCACGGTCCGCGACCTTGGACACTGTCAAGCAGTGTTTGATACTTTAGATTGCTTGTGAAGATATGCTTTTGCTCAGGACGGAAGTTAGCATAGTCTGCACGATCTTTCTGTAATGATACTTCTTCTGGACGCCAGAAGTAACCCAGCATGGTTTGATTTAATTTATCGAAAACAGGAAACTTGAATACGTCATAACGCTGTGTATTCTGATCTGCTCCGAAAAACATATTTTGTTTAGTAAAGTCTACTTTGTCTCTGTTGAAAACAGTTTTTGCCATATTCTATTCCTTTTTTCTCATTCTATAATATACTGATGTAAGTTTTCTGTCAACCTAAATCGCACAAGCGTCACACATCTCATCATCGCTTGTAGATTCGTCTAGTTGCGCTAACGGAGCAGGTGTTTCTTCCTTATCCTCATATGCAATATCATCATCTGATTTGTAATCATATGTATTCTGATAGTATGATGTTTTCCAGCCCAGTTTGTAGGTCATCAACATATCTTGAATCATAACACTCATTGGCACTTCATTATTAGGATAGTGCGTTGGGTTATAACTCCAGTTGCCACTGATCGCTTGATCAAAGAACTTTTGCATTACTGCGACAATATTGATGTAACCTTCGTTGCTGGGCATGTCCCACAACAAAGTATAGTTGTTCTTCAAAGAATGATACTGTGGTACAATCTGCTTGAGAGGTCCTTTCTTAGACTTCTTAACACTTAGGTAACCGCGTGGTGGTTCAATACCGTTTGTTGCATTTGAAACAACACTTGAACTTTCGCTTGGCATTTGTGCGCTCAGAGTAGAGTGTCTCAATCCAAACTCTAAAATATCTTTTCGCAGAGCTTCCCAGTCGTAGTTAAGATTATTTTCTACAACAGCGTCAACATCCTTTTTGTAAGTATCAATGGGCAGAATGCCGTCACTGTATTTGGTACGATCAAAATATTCACAGGCGCCGCGCTCTTTGGCAATATTGTTTGATGCTTTCAACAAATAATACTGGAACGCTTCTGTAAGATCATGCACTAGTTTCCATGCCTGCGGGTCTTCGTACTTGGCACCATTCTTAGCAAGGAAGTGCGCAAGCCCGATGTAACCTACTCCTAACGAACGGCGAGCCTTTGTTGAAATCTCGGCAGCACGTATTGGATATCTCTGATAATCAATAATTTCTTCCAGTGCTCTTACAGCTAAATCACATAGCTCTTCTAGATCATCTAGCTGTTTGATTACACCTACGTTAATCGCACTTAGGATACAAAGAGCAATTTCACCTTCTGGATCATCAATATGTTGCAATGGCTTAGTAGGCAATGTGATCTCTTGGCATAGATTGCTCATATAAACTGTGTCTTTGAACGAGCTGTGGGTGTTTGCATGGTCCACGTTCATTATATAGATACGGCCTGTTTCTGCACGTTCTTTGATTAGATCAGAAAAAAGTTCCATTGCTGAAATTTTCTTTTTCTTAATGCTCGTTGCACGTTCATACTTTTCATAGAGTGTTCTAAATTCTTCTGCATCGCCAAAGAATGCTTCATACAATCCAGGAACATCGTGTGGCGAGAAAAGAGTAATTTCTTCGTCCTTGAGCAGACGTTCATACATAACTTTGTTCAACTGGATTGAATAGTCTAGTTTGCGTACACGATTATCTTCTGTGCCTTTGTTGTTCTTTAGCACAAGAATGTCTTCGATCTCTTGATGCCAAAACGGGAAGTGTACAGTTGCACTACCACCGCGCACACCATTCTGTGTACAGCAACGCACTGTGCTTTCAAACTTCTTTAGAAACGGGACAATACCTGTGTGTGCTACTTCTCCGCCTCTGATTTTTGAGTTAACTCCTCTGATGCGTCCTGAGTTGATTCCAATTCCAGCTCTTTGCGCAGTGTATCTACCAATGGCCATATCGCTAGCGAAGATGCTGTCAAGGGTATCATCGCTATCGACGAGGACACACGAAGCAAACTGTCTAACAGGTGTACGCACCCCGGCCATGACTGGCGTTGGGATATTGATTTTAAAAAGGGAGGTCGCATCATAATATCTCCTTACATAATGCATACGTTCGTCTTTGGGATAATTTGCAAACAGTGTTGCCGCAATCATCATATACATGTACTGCGGAGTTTCAAAAATTTGTCCTGAGCTACGATCCTGACACAGATACTTGTCAACTACCTGACGCAGTCCTGCATAGGTAAAGTTTTCATCACGCTTGTGATGAATATAACTGTCTAAACGATCAATTTCTTCTACAGTGTATTTGTCTAGTATTTCTGCGTCATATACTCCGCGATCAACATTTTGACGAATCATGTCACGCAACGGTATTGATTCATAGCGTCCAAAGACTTCTTTGTTTACACCATAAGATAACAAACGAGCGGCCGCAAATTGATAGTTAGGAGCGTCTAAGCTAATAAGATCATTTGCAGAACGCACTAGAATTTCTTGAATTTCAGCTGTACTCATACCGTCATAAAATTGTAAATTTGCGTTCATCTCAATCTGCGAACTACTAACTCCTGCTAGCCCTTCACAGGCATGTTGAACCACTTTGTGAATCTTGTCAATATTTAAAGATTCTTTGGCGCCGTTGCGCTTGACGATGTGAATACCGTTTGACATCTTAACTCCTATTTCTCTTTTTAATCTGTTTGATATTTATTGTAGTTTTGGCATGGCATAAACTTTCTGAGATACAACTGTTTGTGGTAAGTCTGATATTTCAACATAAGTTTCGTTCCAGCCTATTGCGATATTGTCTACATAGAGCAGATAGTATGTTGCCGAATTAGCTCTGTCTATTGCAATATGTATCTCAAATGAGGACTCCGAAAAGCGGTCAGTTAATTGCAAAGAATAGCAAATTCCAAGCAAAATACAGAAGTCGCAGTATTGATTTTCGTTAACCAATTCCCAAGGATCGGGCCATCTGCTCTTATCGTAGGGATCTGTATGTATACTTACGATTGGAGCTGATCTATAGAAATCAACAGCAGAAGCAATTGGATCTTCTGCTGTTTCTAGTTCCTGTCTAAAGTCGTGCCAAGCGGCCAGTCTTTGTTCGTATTTTTTATTAAACATTTAATGCTTAGGTTTGAGTTTAAATTTAATTACTGAGTCGTCACTTGCTATGGAGTTTAACACATAGATACCTACTGTGTCAACATTTGTATCACCATCTTCGTCAATTAATTGTGCCGAAAATTCAATGTCATCTAGATAAAGTGAGTTGCCAACATATTCAAACTCATCAGATAATTGTATCTGGTCGCTCGTAAGATCTACAGTAACAAACATTGTGCCGTTACGAACAACATCATAGTTGTTGCTTTTGAGTGTATAATCAATTTGAATAGACTTTGATTGATCGCCTGGTAATCTAAATAGTTTTATAGGCGTAGCACCTGTGCTAGAAATACTTACTTCGTGTTCGCCTGCCATCACACCGTTCACTTTACCTTCTATCTCTGGGATATAGGCTGTACCAAAAATAAAGTTTTGATCATAACTAAGAGAAGCAGTTCTGCTAAAGTAGTCGTTTGTGCTATCATTGCCTTCAGTGGTGTATTTAATTACACTATAGGTTGCATTGCCTTCAGTGCCTCCATCATTGCCCACATCTATAAATTTATTGTTAACACTTTCGTTAAAGTATCCAACTTCAATCCAAATACCATTGCGTTCAATGTCTGTGAATATTGAGTGATTGACAGTGTTGTTCATTGCACCGTTGGTCTGTCCAGCAGAGCCAGGTGCTGCGATATTTTCACCAAATACCAAACCAAAACCCAGTGTGTCAAACATGCAACCATGCCAACTATTCTTTGAGATATCCCAGTTACTAATTACAGCATAGGAAAAGCCGGTGAATTCACAGTTTTCAAGTGTGTTATTATCTGTGCTTACTATTCCGCTAAGGCTATTCATTTCCAGTGCTACGTTAGTTGTAGTTATACTGTCACTTAATCCCCAAGCACCTTTAATCTTTATGTTTCTAAAAAGGCTATCTTTACAACTCTGTAGCACAACACCTTTGTTAGACTGAGTAGTCTCAAACGTAAGATTTTCTATTCTGATATTTTGTGCTTGATTATCAGTAGTGCTTGTACTGTCGTTGGCAGGAGATCCCGGAGTGCTAGATTCGTTCACCGTTTGCACAATAGCCGCATCTGCTGTTTGGCGTATAATTGTTTTGTCAATGCCAGCACCTACTAGCGTAGCATTAGGCGGAATGTACAAGGTATCGTCAATTACATATTCGCCTGGCTCAAAATATAGAACAACTCTACTACTAACACTACCTTTGGTTGCACTGTTTAAAAACAGTTGATCAATAGCTCTTTGTATCAGCACTGTTGCAGTTTGACTTGACTCTCCGGTAGCACCAAATGCCTTGACACTTACTATATCATCTAGTCTGTCCTGCAGAGTTCTTTGAATAGGAGTTGTAGATGTGGCTCCAGTCTGTATAAAACTATCGTTTGCCCTATAGCCGTATTGGTCTGCTAGATTAAATATATCAGAATTTTCAGTAAGAATTTGTGTATTACCAACCGCCGGTGCACCTTCTGATACACTTCCGTTTCCGATATATAATTCTCTAGTGTCGATAGCCCAACCTAGCTCACCTGATGCCAGTTGCGGTAGTCCACTACCTTGATTTTTTTGTCCTCTACGCACTTGTATGCGGCTGATTTGTACTACGGCCACGTGTCTCTCCTACGCCTTATTATTGTATTTATGCGTAGTTGGTGTAGTAGTCTTCTACACGACGCCACCATTCTTGTTCCCATTCTGGAAATTCGTCTGGCCAAATATCAAACTGTTGATACTCTCCTGCACGGCTACACATGAACACATGACCTTCACAGATATTTGTTCCGTGTACTTCGTTGTGTGCAATAGCGTATGCTGTCAACTGTAGGAAATAATCAACTACCCATTCTTCTTTTTTAGGCTTGTTTGTTTGCTTAAAATCCATAATAGAGGGTTGACCTTTGTAAACGCCTACAAGGTCAGTAGTG